TGGAACTTGGACAATAGGTCAGGTAATTTCTGCTTTACAGTATTTTAGTGAGGATGCTTCTGGGCAAGCTGCTAATTCTGTAAGAGCAAGTATAAGTCTAATTAATGAAGTAAGTATTTACGGTAGTCATACTGGATTAGCTTTTGCAACAAAAGGAGACGCTGCGGGAGAACCTAATGAAGCAATGCGTATAGCAGCAACTGGCAACGTTGGTATTGGGACGACTACGCCAACAAGACCATTACATGTTGTAAATACATCTTCTCAGACAGTTGCAATTTTTGATGGTGGGAATAATGGTGCTGGAGAAATTGCTTTTACTGGAGCTGGAACAAGTGGTGGAACTTATGTTACAATTGGTGCTGTAGGAAATAATATGTCTTTAAGTGCTGGAGCAAGTGAAAGAATGCGTATCACATCAGCTGGAAATGTTGGTATTGGGACGACAAGTCCTGATACGCTTTTTAATATAGAAAGTGCTTTAGCAAATACATCTATAATCACTATAGGATGTTTAAAAAATGATTCAAGTTGGACTATTGGAGATAGAATTGGTGGAATAAATTTTTATGGAGCAGATGGCTCAGGTCAAGGCGCTGGGATTAAAGGTTCTATAAATTATACAGTAGAGTCTACTAGTGGTGGAGTTAATGCAATGACTTTTAATGTAGCAGGTGCTTCAAACAATCTTGAAAGAATGCGTATTGACACAGCAGGCAACGTTGGTATTGGGACGACTACGCCTGACGCTAAATTACAAGTGGAAACAACAGGAATTTCAAATACAGCAATATTTGAGAACAGCGGTCAATCATTTTCTTACACTGCTATAAAAGTTGGTGAAGCTTTAGGTAACAGAGCCAATCTTACTTTTGTCGTTGGTGATAATCTTGCTGCAACTGATATAATTGGTGAAATTAGCAGTTTAATTGTTAGTAATGGAGGAGCTTTAGAAGGCGCAATGAGCTTTAAAACAAACTCAGGAGATACTTTAACAGAAAGAATGGTCATTAGCTCTGCAGGAGCGCTTAAATTTAATGCTTACGGAGCAGGCACATTAATAACTGATGCTTCAGGTAATATTACAGTAGCAAGTGGTGGTGGCGCAGGCGGTCCTTATTTACCACTAACTGGTGGAACATTGACAGGTTCTTTAACAGTTGGAGCTGACACAGATGGTCATGACGTACTCTTCTATGGAAATGCTACAGGTGAAAAAATGGAATGGGACGCAAGCGAAAGCCGTTTAAAAATAAACCATGATACTGATGATTCTGGTTTGGACGTATTTACAGTCAGTGGCGTAATAATGACACAACCTCAACTTAGAGTTGGTAGAGATCCATTTCAATATTGGGGAGTTTATACTGAAGACAGAAACGCACATTTAGTACACAGACAAGATGAAACTACTGGTGCTATGACAACCAGATTTGATCAGTGGGATAGTAATACAGGAACTCAAGCTGGTTCGTGGCAATGGAGAAGCGGTGATGGATCAGGTGGTTCTATGGCAACAGCTCTTACATTAACCCAAGCAGGTGTCGCAACTTTTGCAGGATTAGTATCTGGTATTACACCTACTTCTGCTGCAAACTTTGTTACTAAAGCCTACGTAGACGCTATTGAACCAGGTGCTGGAATTTTCTTACCACTAACTGGTGGAACAATTACAGGTAATTTACAAATTCTTAGACCATCTACTTCTGCTGCATCCTTCAGCCTTAGAAGAGATGCAACTGGGGATAATGATACTGTAGGCGAAATTAACTATTTAACAACTGCTGCTCCAGGTGGTGATAATAGATTATTTATATTAAGAACAGCAACACAAGGAGGTACTACGACTACAAGAGGAGGTAAAGTAACTTTTTTCTCAAGAAAAATTGATGGAGGTTTTAATGCAAGCACTTATGATAATCAAGGTAATTGGGTATTTGCTAATAATGCAATAGTAAATGGTAATATAGGTTTAGGAACAACAAACCCTGTTTCTCAATTAAATTCTACTAAAGTAATAAAATTACAAAGTACAGGTAATAACGAAATTATATTAGATCACACAGATGGTGGTGTTAATTCTGATTTAGGATTATATTCTTGGGAAAGAAACAACGATCACTTAGCTCACATAAGGTCTGCTCAGTACAGCGCTAACGATGACGCATTTATAGCTTTTCACTGTCAACCAACTGGTGGATCTTTTGCAAATTCTGCGGCAAATGAAAAAATGCGTATCCTACCAACTGGTAATGTTGGTATTGGAACGATTACTCCTGGATATAAATTAGATGTTAGTGGTGATGGTAGATTTACTTCTACAGTAACTGCAACTAACTTTATACTATCTTCTGATGAAAGATTTAAAGAAAATATTGAAGAAGCATGCGATAATAGAATTAACGCAGATTGGAAAACTTTTGAGTTAAAAAGCGAAAAAGGACAAAAGAGATATGGAGTTATAGCACAAGAGTTAGAAGAGACTAATCCTGAGTTTGTAAGAACAGATAATCGAGGATTTAAGTCCGTTGCTTATATAGATTTACTAATCGCTAAAATTGCTGAGTTAGAAGCAAGATTAGAAAAAGCAGGAATATAATGTCAAGCGTACCAGATACAACAACTTTTTCGATGGCAGATGTAGTCGCAGCGGTTTTACCTTCATCTAACGATTTAGTTGAATGTTTTGCTGATGCGGATGACGGTGCTTTTGATAGCAGTTATGGACCAGGAGATGAAAGCAATTTATTGCAATTTAGAAATTACGGTAATAACACAGCTGCTCAAAACGAAGTATATATTACAATACAAGCAGGTAATCCAGGCACAGCTTGTTCCGCTAACAGGACAGTATTAGCTTGGAAAAACAGAAATCCAAATTCAGTTTCAAACAATGATAAGTTTTGGGAAGACGATAATGGATCACCAGGTGATCCGTTTCCTGGAAGCGGTGGTAATTTTCAGTATTTTGGTGCTTTTGCTGGATTAAATTCAGCTGCATTTAAATTAAGTACACTGGGCATTGCTTCTGATGTGACAAGTTGCAACACAACTAATACTTTAACAGCTGTTTATTTTGATGTAACTGGAGGTACATCTACTCCTGTAGATTATTATTATGATAGTACTATTGGGGATGCCAGTAATTTAGATATAGGAGATATTCTTTACAGCGATATTGACCGCCAAAATCCTTTACAAAGACATACAGGGATTGAACCTTCTGTTTTCATTCAAAATGGTTCAGCAGCAACTACAACATTTTGTATCAATGGCGGTATTGCAGCCATAAAAATTGCAGCAAGCACAGGTGTTATTATTACCAACATAAAATGTCAATTTCCCTAAAATATAAATAAATAAATAAATATGACAACTTACGAATGGAATTGCAAAACGGTAGATTGCTACCCAGAACAAAATGGTGAATCAGATGTAGTGTATAATGTACATTGGATTGTAACAGGTGTATCGGATCAATTAGATCCCCAAGGCAATCCTTATATTGCTAATAGCATTGGAACTCAAGATATTAATACAAGTCAGATAACAAACTTTATTCCGTTTGATCAGCTAACTAATGCTGAAGTGGTTGCTTGGACTAAATCAGCAATGGGTGATGAACAGGTTATTGGTATTGAAGATAGTGTACAAAATGAAATAAACAATTTGATTATACCCACTTCTGTAACTTTAACTATTGGTGTACTTGAAGAATAAATAATTATAAAAAAAAACTGTATATTTGTTAATTAATAATAATCAATTAAATTAAATTAAATGTCAAAGCAATTAAATAAAGAGCAATTAGAGTTATTACAAGGATTACAAAGTCAATTTAATCAAGCTAAATTTGATATAGCTGATGCTGAAATTAAAAAATCTGCATTGTTAAGCGGACTAACTGAAATTCAAAAAAAGTTTGCAGAACAAGAGAAAATATTAATGGAAGAGTTTGGACAAAATGCTGTAATAAACTTAGAAACTGGAGAAGTAAAAGAACCAGAACCAAAAACAAAAGAGCCTTTAGAGGTTGTAAAATAAAATACCATGGCAAAAATCAGTAACGTATCCGCATATCCTAACATTACAAATATTGATGCATCAGATTATTTAATATTAACTGATGCTGAAAATAATTTAATGACTAAGACATGTACTTTGGGTACGTTGCAAGGTTTATTTGGTCTTGATACATTAACAGCAAAGATAGCTGTAACAAGTTCTCAATTAGCAACTATTTTCACATCACCAGTTACATTAATACCGAGTCCTGGAGCTGGAAAAGTTTTAGATATTATGAGTGTAATGGTTTCTTTCGATGCAGGTAATACTGTTTATGATTTTGCGGTTGGAAATAATTTAAATTTAGAAACTAATAACATACCTCAATTTAATATAAGTAGTGGAACTTTAAATAGCGCAACAGATTCTGTTGCTAAATTAGAAATAAATTCCTCTGCTGCTTCTCAAATAAATATTCCTTCAGGTGTGCCTTTAGTACTACAAGCAAATTCAGCTAATCCAACTCAAGGAAATGGATTATTATATTTAAACATATTTTATAGAGTTCTTACAGTAGGAACATTATTTTAATTTAAAAAATTGGACATAAGAAAAATTTCAATCGGAGCAGACTATAAGTCTGGCGCTATGCATTATATAGTAGGTCAGGATGTTTTAGGAGGCAGTTATGGAATACATCTTATTCAACATGATGTTTCTTCAGAGTCTTATAAAATTTGGATTATGAAACAAGATGAAGTTATGCTTTGGAAAGAATTTAAATGCACCTTACCTATATCTTTAGAATATAATATAAATTTTTAATGAAATCTCCATACTCGTTTATTGTTAAACCCTATAACAATAGAAGATACGATAATATTAAGTCCTATGGTAACGTAGACTTTATTACAAGTACTTCAGAAGAAGACCACAAATCTTCTAATCGTTTTGCTATTGTAATAGCAACTCCTATAAACTACACAGGTCCTGTTAGAGAGGGCGATATACTTTTAGTACATCATAATGTATTTAAGTTTTACAACGACATGTATGGGCGCAGAAAGAGTGGTAAAAGCTTTTTTAAAGATGATCTATTCTTTGTCGATCCTGATCAATTTTATCTTTACAAAACTAAAGATGAATCTAATTGGATGGGGTATAGTAAATACTGTTTTATTAAACCATTAAAAGCTCAAGAGTCTTATTTAAATAAAAACTCTAAGAACGAACCATTAAGGGGTACTGTTAGGTATATTAATGATGAGTTAATAAAAAAAGGAGTTAAAATTGGTGATGAAGTTTTATATGAGCCAGAATCAGAATATGAGTTTATTGTAGATGATGAAAAACTATACCGTATGTTTACTAAAAATATAACAGTTGTGTTATGAGTAGAGAATGGGATTGGATGGATGATTTAAACGAAGAAAATTATCCTTTAAAAAAAGTTAAACGTATTAAAAATGAACACAAAAGAAACAAAATTAAAAATAATAGAAGCAGGACACAAGGCGGTGATACAGCTGATAAAAGTGGCGAAGGAGGATATTATTAAATATGGTACAGATGATGAGTTAGCTGCGGATAGATTAAAAAATGCAGCAGCAACAAAAAAACTTTGTATTATGGATGCTTTTGAAATTCTAAAAAAAATACAAGAAGAAAACGATTTATTAGAGGGGGTTGACACTAAAATAAATAACACACCAAAAGGATTTGCAGAAAGAAATTCAAAATAAATTATATACAGAACTTAAAAATATAGTTCCTAAAAATGTTTTAGCTACCAAAAACAAAGCTAACACTTGGATTTATGGCTACAATGAAAAATATGATTTTGTTGTTATTTCTAAAACTGGAAAAATAGGAAATATTATTTCTATTCAAGGGTTAAGAATAGCTCTTCCTAAATTAGAAAATGAAATTTATATAAAAAGTAAAGTTTCTGCCGATCAATATTGGTCTCCTCAAGAAATACCAAAACCTTTAAAAAAAATAAAGTCTATTTTTCAATGGCACAATACTCCTTCAAGTTTTAAAAATGAATGGATTGATTATATAGAACAACAATTTGAGTACAGAGAAAAAGGTTACTGGTTCAAAAACAATGGAATTCCAACGTATATAACTGGTTCTCACTGGATGTACATACAGCATACTAAAATTGATGTTGGTCTACCTGACTTTAGGGAAGCAAACAGAATTTTTTATATACATTGGGAAGCTTGCAAGGCCGATAAAAGAAGTTTTGGTAATGATTATTTAAAAATTAGACGTTCAGGTTTTTCTTATATGGGAAGTGAGGAGTGTGCCAATACAGGTACTATTACTAAGGATGCTCGTATTGGAATATTATCTAAGACAGGTGCGGATGCTAAAAAAATGTTTACCGATAAAGTTGTTCCAATATCAAATAATTATCCTTTCTTTTTTAAGCCCATACAAGATGGTATGGATAAGCCAAAAACTGAATTAGCTTATAGAGTTCCAGCAGCAAAGATTACTAAAAAAAACATGTATGAAGAAGATACAGATTTAGTTGAAGGATTAGATACCACTATTGACTGGAAAAACACTGGTGATAACAGTTATGATGGGGAAAAATTAAAACTTTTAATACATGATGAAAGTGGAAAGTGGGAAAAACCTAACAGTATTATTAAAAACTGGGGTATTACAAAAACATGTTTACGTTTAGGTAGCAAGATTATTGGAAAGTGTATGATGGGTTCAACTTCAAATGCTTTAGATAAAGGTGGCGCTAATTTTAAAAAATTATACTACGACTCTGATGTTACTAAACGTAACTCAAACGGACAAACAAAAAGCGGATTGTATAGTCTGTTTATTCCTATGGAATGGAATATGGAAGGATTTATTGATATGTATGGTATGCCAGTTTTTGAAAACCCAAAAATACCCAAGCTGGGTATTGATGGGGAAATGATACATCAAGGCGCTATAAACTATTGGCAAAACGAAGTGGATTCTTTATCTAATGATCCAGATGCGTTAAATGAATTTTACAGACAGTTCCCAAGAACTGAATCTCATGCATTTAGAGATGAGAGTAAACAATCATTATTCAATTTAACTAAAATATATCAACAAATAGATTATAATGACTCTTTAATTATGGGTCAAAATATAACTCAAGGATCTTTTTCTTGGGAAAATGGAATTTTAGATAGTCGAGTAATATGGAGTCCTGATAAAAGAGGAAGATTTTTTGTATCTTGGTTACCTGAAAGGTCATTGCAAAATAATTTAATAATAAAAAATGGAAGAAAATATCCAGGTAATGAACACGTTGGTTCATTTGGTTGTGATTCATATGATATTTCAGGAGTTGTAGTTGGTAAAGGATCAAATGGTTCTCTACATGGTATGACTAAGTTTAATATGGATAACGCGCCAAGCAATGAATTCTTTTTAGAATATATAGCTCGGCCACAAACAGCAGAAATATTTTTTGAAGAAATATTAATGGCTTGTGTGTTTTATGGAATGCCAATATTATGTGAAAATAATAAACCTCGTTTATTGTATCATTTAAAAAATAGAGGCTATAGAGGTTATAGTATAAATAGACCTGATAAAACATTTAATAAATTATCTAAAACAGAAAAAGAATTAGGTGGGATTCCCAATTCAAGTGAAGATGTAAAACAATCACACGCCTCTGCAATAGAATCATATATAGAAAAAAATGTTGGTTTAGATTTAATTGAAAATTATAGAGACAGTGATGAAATGGGTATAATGTATTTTCAAAGAACTTTAGAGGATTGGGCAAAATTTGATATCAATAATCGAACAAAGTTTGATGCGTCAATTAGTTCTGGATTAGCAATTATGGCTAATCAAAAACACCTATATACACCTGCTAAAGAAAAATCGAAAATAAGCATTAACTTTGCAAGATATAATAACACGAATTCAGTTAGTCAATTACTTAAATAAATGAAAGACGTAAAGATACAAGTAAATTCTTCTGCATTTCCAGACCAATTTGCATCAGACTCCGTTAAAGATTCAATGGAGTTTGGACTTCAAGTGGGACAAGCAATACAATATGAATGGTTTAGAAAAGACAGTGGCTCTTGTAGATTTTATTCTCAATGGGGAGACTTTAATCGTTTAAGATTATATGCTCGTGGAGAACAGTCTGTAGCTAAATATAAAAATGAATTAGCAATTGATGGTGATTTAAGTTATTTAAATTTAGACTGGACGCCAGTACCTATTATTCCAAAATTTGTTGACATTGTAGTCAATGGGATGAATGACAGGATGTTTAAAGTTAAGGCAGTTGCGCAAGATGCATTATCAGCTGAAAAACGGAACCAATATCAAGAGATGATTGAAGGTGACATGCTTGCAAAACCTTTACTTCAACAAGTTGAAGATGATTTTGGTGTTAATGTATTTCAAACTAAGGAAGAAGATTTACCAGAAACAGATGCAGAGTTAGAGCTTTTCATGCAAATGAATTATAAGCCATCTATCGAAATTGCTACTGAAGAAGCTATAGATACTTTATTTCAAGCAAGTCATTATAACGACACAAGAAAAAGAGTTGATTATGACATTACTTGTTTAGGTATTGGAATGGCAAAACATATATTTTTACCAGGAGAAGGTGTAAGAGTAGAGTATGTTGATCCAGCAAATGTTGTTTATAGTTACACTGAAGATCCTTACTTTAAAGATACTTTCTATTGGGGAGAAATAAAAACTGTTCCAATTACAGAATTAATAAAAATTGATCCTGATTTAACTAACGAAGATTTAGATGAAATTTCAAAATATAGTCAGTCATGGTATGACTACTATAATTCTGCACAATTTTATGAGAATAGTATGTTTCATAGAGACACTGCTACTTTATTATATTTTAATTATAAGACTACACATACTTTTGTTTATAAAAAGAAAAGTATGGCAGACGGTACATTTAAGACTGTTGAAAAAGATGATCAATTTAATCCACCTCAAGAAATGATGGATGAGGGTGGCTTTGAAAAAATCACTAAGACTATTGATGTATGGTATGATGGTATTATGGTAATGGGAACTAATATTATGCTTCAATGGAAACTTGGAGAAAATATGGTTAGACCAAAATCAGCAAGTCAATATGCTATGCCTAACTATGTTGCGTGTGCGCCAAAAATGTACAAAGGACAGTTAGAGTCTTTAGTAAAAAGAATGATACCTTTTGCTGATTTAATTCAAATTAGTCACCTAAAAATACAACAAGTAGTTGCAAGGGTAGTTCCAGACGGTGTGTTTATTGATGCTGATGGTTTAAATGAAGTAGACTTAGGAACTGGTAACGCATATAATCCTGAAGATGCATTACGTTTGTATTTTCAAACAGGTAGTGTTATTGGTAGAAGTTACACGCAAGATGGTGAATATAATAATGCAAGAGTTCCAATTACTCAGTTAACTGCAAATAGTGGCGCAAGTAAAATGCAAATGCTTATTGGTAATTATAATCATTACATGGATATGATTAGGTCTGTAACTGGATTAAATGAAGCTCGTGATGGATCAAGTCCTGATCCTAATTCATTAGTTGGTGTACAAAAGTTAGCAGCATTAAATTCTAATGTAGCTACAAGACATATTTTAAATGCAAGTCTATATATTACAAAAACTTTAGCAGAATGTTTATCTATTAGAACAGCAGATGTTTTAGAGTTTGCTGATTTTAAAGATGAGTTTGCAATGCAAATAGGTAAATATAATCTAAGTATAATTGAAGATATTAAAAATTTATATCTTTATGACTTTGGTGTGTTTATAGAATTAATGCCAGATGAAGAAGAAAAAGCTATGTTGGAACAAAACATTCAAATGGCCTTATCTAAATCAGATATTAATCTTGAAGACGCTATTGATATTAGGGAAATTTCTAATTTAAAAATGGCTAATCAATTACTTAAAGTAAAAAGAAAAGCCAAGCAATTAGCTGAACAACAAACTCAAGCACAACAACAACAAATGCAAGCTCAAATGCAAATGCAAGCGCAACAAGCTGCTGCTCAAATGGCTATGCAAGCTAATGAAGCTGAGACTCAATCTAAGATTGCTGTTAAGGAAGCAGAGATTGCTTTCGATATTCAAAAATTACAAAGAGAAGCTCAATTAAAACAAGAGTTAATGCAAGTAGAATTTGAAATGCAAATGCAGTTAAAAGGTTTGGATGGTCAAAACTTAAAGAACAGAGAAAATGAAAGAGAGACTGCAAAGAATGATAGAATTAGTCAGCAGTCAACGCAAACCTCTAAAATGATTGAACAGAAAAAAAGAGATTTACCAGCTATAAATTTTGAATCTAACGAAGATAGTTTAGATGGGTTTGATTTAGCAGAATTTAACCCAAGATAAATAGTCTAAAATTATAATTAAATTAGTATTAACTTTGTTAAAAATAAAATCAAATGGAATTTACAGTAAAAGCAGTAGACGGAAATGTTGAAGAAAAATCAAGAGCGCAAGTTGAAGAGACTTTGTTAAAAGAACACGAAGAACAATTTGAGCAAAAAGAAGTTGAAGATAACTCTATTGATAGAATAGATTTTAGTAATAAAGAAAATTCAACTACCGAAGAAACATCGGTTGATGAAACTAAGAATGAAGAAACATCTATACCAGAATTAAATGATGATGATGTTATTTCATATATAAAGAAAAGATACAATAAAAATATCAATTCTGTTGATGAATTATTTGCGGAAAAAGAGGCAAATTCTGATTTACCAGAAGACGTATCTAAGTATTTAAAGTACAAGCAGGAAACTGGGCGTGGTATTAATGACTTTTATAATTTACAAAAAGACATTGATGATATGGACGATAATGCTGTACTTGCTAATTATTATGAGTCGACTGAAGAAGGTTTAGACTCAGATGATATTAATGACATTATTGAAGATAAGTTTTCATATGACGAAGACTTAGATGATGAAAAAGATATTAGAAAAATAAAATTAGCAAAAAAACGAGAACTTTCTAAGGCAAAAAAGTTTCTTAATGAACAGAAAGATAAGTATAAAGTTCCTCTTGAGTCAAGTGGGAATGGGTTATCAGAAGATCAACAAGAAAAAATTAATGCTTATAAAAAGTATATAGAGGAATCCGAAAGTGTTACGGATGCAAATACTAAAAGATATAATTATTTCTTAGATAAAACCGAGTCGGTTTTTAACAACGAATTCAAAGGTTTTGAGTTTTCAGTTGGTGATAAAAATATTTCTTTTAAACCAGGAGATGCACAAGAACTTAAAAATGTTCAATCTGACGTTAACAATTTCGTTAACAAATTTATGGATAAAGATGGTTTAATTGCAGATGCTAAAGGCTATCACAAAGCATTGTCTGTGGCAATGAATCCTGATAAGTTTGCTAAACACTTTTACGAACAAGGAGTTGCTGCGACTGTAGATAATGTTTCAAGAAAATCAAAAAACATTAATATGGATCTTAGACAACAATCTCAATCGGTTTCTAAAAATGGAATTACGATTAGACCTATGAATTCAAGTAACGACAGTGGAAGAGGACTCAAAATTAAAAGTAGAAAAAATAATTAATTTTAAAAAAACAAATTATGGCAGTAAATGTAGCCCCAGGATTTGACTTGCAGCCAAGTGCGCAACAAACTCCTTTATCAACAAACTACATAACTAACTTTGATTTCTTAAATCAGTATCTTCCAGATACTTACGAAAAGGAATTTGAGCGTTATGGAAATAGATCAGTAGCTTCATTCTTAAGAATGGTAGGAGCTGAAATGCCTTCAACTTCTGACCTTATCAAATGGGCAGAACAAGGAAGATTACACACTAAATATCAAGCATGTACATCAGCAGGAGCTGCTGGAGTTGACACTGCTGTTTGGACAATTCCAAACAACATTTCAAACTTCAACCCAGCTTTAGGTGGAACATCAAGTCAGGCTGCTCTTAGAGCTGGTCAAACTGTAATGGTATCTGATAATACAGCTGGTTCAACTTTACAGAACAAAGGTATTATTTCTGTAGCTCCAACAGCTGCAAATCCAAACGTAGTAACAATAGCATATTATGAAGGTGGCGGTCAAGCAATGGCAGCAGGAATTTCATGTGATATTTTTGTATACGGTTCTGAATTTGCAAAAGGTGTAAACGGAATGGTTGGTTCATTAGAAGCTGATGATTTCATTTTCCAAAACAAACCAATCATTATCAAAGACAAGTATTCTGTTTCTGGTTCTGACATGGCTCAAATTGGATGGATTGAAGTTACATCTGAAGGTGGTGCATCTGGATACTTATGGTATTTAAAATCTGAACACGATACAAGATTACGTTTTGAAGATTACTTAGAAACAGCAATGATTGAAGCAGTACCAGCAGCAGCAGGTTCTGGAGCAGGAGATTACTTACAAAGTACAGCAGCAGGAGCTTCTGTAGTTAATGAGTCTGGTTCTGAAGGGATTTTCTTTGTAGTAGGAAATAGAGGTAATGTATTCGGTGGTGGAAACCCAACAACTTTAGCTCAATTTGATAACATTATTCAAAGACTTGACAAGCAAGGATCTATTGAAGAAAATGTTATTTTTGTAGACAGACAATTTTCATTTGACATTGACGATATGTTAGCATCACAAAACTCTTATGGAGCAGGTGGTACTTCTTATGGTTTATTTGATAATGATAAAGACATGGCTCTTAATTTAGGTTTCACAGGATTCCGTAGAGGTTATGACTTCTACAAGTCTGACTGGAAATACTTAAACGATCCTACTATGAGAGGTGGTCTTAATGCAGGTAAAATCAATGGACTTTTAGTTCCAGCTGGTTCTACAACTGTATATGATCAAATCTTAGGTAAGAACGCTAAGAGACCATTTTTACATGTTCGTTACAGAGCTTCAGAAACTGAAGACAGACGTTACAAGTCTTGGATTACTGGTTCAGCTGGTGGTGCAAGAACAAGTGACTTAGATGCAATGGAAGTGAACTTCTTGAGTGAAAGAGCTGTATGTACTTTAGGTGCAAACAACTTCTTCTTATTCCAAGATGCATAAATAAGTAAATAATTAAAGGGGGGCAATATATATTCTGATGAGCCTCCCTTTTTTTTTTAATATAAATCAAATTAAATCATATTATAATGACAACAAAAAAAGTAGAGTACAAAGCAAAATCGTATCGTTTAAAAGGAGACAAATCTCCTTTATCTTATATGTTAGCCTCAAGACATTCACAGAGGTCACCCTTATTACATTTTAACGAAGAAACAGGTGTTAATGAACCATTACGTTATGCGCGTAATCAAAAGTCGCCTTTTGAAAATGAACAAGATGGTAATGCTATTTTAGAACCAATTGTTTTTGAAGACGGTATGTTGACAGTAAGCAAAGAGAATCAAGTATTACAACAATTTTTAAATTTACATCCAAGTAATGGATTTGTTTTTGAAGAAATAAACAAAGAGCGTGATGCTGCTTCTGAATTAGAACAAGTTGAATATGAGTTAGAAGCTCAAATAGAAGCTAAAAAAATTACTAAAGACACTGCTAAATTAACACAAATATGTAGAGTGTTAATGGGTAATGCTGTAGAAAATATGACAACAGCTGAATTGAAAAGAGATATATTAGTTTATGCTAAAAATAATCCAGACGATTTCTTAGATACTATTAATGATCCAATGTTAGAACTTATGGATGATGTGTATCAGTTTTTTAACTTATCACTTTTATCTACAAGAAACAATGGAAAAGATGTTTACTATAATCTTCCAAATAATAAAAAGAAAATGCTTACCATTCCTTTTGGAGAAGATGCTAACTTTATAGTTGCATCATTTATGAAAAGCGATGATGGGTTAGAGGTTTATAAACTTCTTAAAAATAAAATAAAATAGGATGTAACTGTTTAGTTTTTAAACTTGGTCGTTGCGGAACGAAACAGAGCATACCGAAAATAAGCTACCTTAAAAGGGTGGCTTTTTTTTTGTTATATTTGTACTTTATTAACTCATAAATTATATTATTATTATGGATAAATTTTTAAGTATACCAGTAACAGGAGAAGGAAACCACTTAGTTTCTTGTAATGACGTTAAGCTTATTGAAGTAGGCGCATCAGCATCAATTGAAACAGTTATTAACTATGGAAGTGGAAAAGTAATTACAATTACTCATGCTTCAGTCGGACCAGTTTCAGCAACAAATTCTGGAACACAATTCAGACAATTTATACAAAGAGAAATGCAAGATGCTTTAGCAACTTCATGGACTCTTGTAAGTAGAGAGGCAGCCCCTCAATTCGCAGTAAGCAATATTGCTATTGCATAAATTATTATTAACTCATAAATTATTATTATTATGGAAAAATTTTTAAGTATCCCAGTATTAGATGCTAATGCAGCTAATAGTCAATTTCAACTTGTATCTATTACAGGTTTAAGACATGTTGGACAAGCTACAACAACAACTGTTGTGTTAGATTATTTAGGTGGAAAAAAAGTAACATTAACTTATCCTGTAGCAGCAGCAACTCCAATTTTATTGGAATCTGTTCAAACAGCTATTCAAGAAGCGTTAGCAACTGGATGGACAAACGTAGTAGAGCCACATATTCCTCATGGAGCGATTGTGCCACCGCTTGTATCACCAGCAACAAAAGTAGTTATTACTAATCCGCTAAGTGCAATTGCAATAGCATAATGAATCAAACAATGGAAAAATTTATAAACTTTAAACAACTTAATGTTGTAAAAACTGGAACTTCAACATCTGATGGATCAGCAGCATCAACACTAACAGATTCAACAGGTACTTTTACACAAGACGTTTTAGTAAACGCAATTGTGTGGGACAGAACAACTAATGCAGCAGTTGGAGGGGAAAAATATTTAGTAACAGCAGTAACATCTGATAATGTATTAACTTTACTTCCTGTAGGCGTAACAGCTGATCAAGGAACAGGAGTTCCTAACGGTGTAGGTTATTTTATCTACATGCCAGAATACACCACATTACAATACGGTACAGCTACAGCTACATTAGCAAATTTTTTAGTAGACACTTCAGTTAATTTTATTTTAGCTGGTGTTAGTGTAGGAGATTATGTTAGAGATATTTCAGGAGCAGCTGTAACTACGGTTACTTCTGTATCTAAAACTCAACTTGGTGTAGCAAATGATATTTTTGCAAACACTGACAACTACCTTGTATATAAAGAAGGAGCTGATGATTTTAACAGAATAGTAAGATCAGCTAATATTGCTGATGTTTCAAACAGTGCAACCACTTCATCTATTGTTAACATTACATACGATGCAGCTGGAACAGATGTAGGTAGAATTGATTATGCATATTCATCTACTATAGGTGCTAATGCAGACATGAGAAACGCTATACAAGACTCTGTGGTATCTTCATTAGAAACTGATTGGTCAAATGTAACGCTTGATTTCCCAGGTCTTTTAAACCCTGCTGCTAACATTACAAATGTATCGTGGTTAGGTGGACAAGAGTACTTTATTTTAAGAATACAGTAATTAATTAATACTCAAATAATCAAGAGGCTACAAAAAAAAGTAGCCTCTTTTTTTTTGCTATCTTTGTAAAAAGAATAAATTATGCCAATAAACGAAGTACGAAATACGGTATTAGCGATAGCAAATAAAAACAACTACGGATATATTTCACCACAAGACTTTAATCTTTATTGTGCGCAAGCTCAAATGGATATGTTCGAGAATTATTTTTACCAGTACAATAATCAATTACTTAAAGAAAACCAAAGAGCATCTGGCACAGGGTATGCCGATATTACAAAATCATTAATAGAAGTTATTGATAGTTTTTCAGCAACCCAAACTTTAATATCCCCTGGCATAAATTTATTTAATCTACCTTCTAATTATTATTTAGTTAATAAAATTAATTATTATCCTACGGTAAGTACATCAGGAACAACAACCGCAGCAGGTGCGTTAACTTTAACAGACGCTACAGCTACTTTTACAAGTACGGTGACAGCAGGGCAACTTGTTTCATCTACGTCAATTACAAGCACTACTGCTGGGCAAACAGCTTTTGTTATTAGTGTCGATAGCAACACTCAATTAACTTTGTCTCAAAATATATTTGGAACTGCACAAACAATTGGAAATAGTTACACAGTTGTAAATAACACTGGTATTGTAGAAGTGGAGAGAGTTAATCAAGATAAAATATTTTATTTAAATTCTTCACCTCTTACATCTCCCTCGGCAGGATATCCTGCATACGTTTTAGGTGGTGCTACTACTACAGAGTCTGGAAACACGATAAGTGTTTATCCAACTACATTAACAACACCAGGGACAATAATGTCTCAGTATGTTAGGTATCCTAATCCACCAAACTGGACTTACGCTACCTTATTAGCAGGAGAGCCTTTATTTGATTCTACAGCCGCTGATTATCAAGACTTTGAATTACCATTATCTGATGAGCCTACTTTGATAGCAAAAATATGTCAGTATGTAGGTATTGAAATAAGAGAGGCTGATGTTTATAATTTTGGTACTCAAGAGTTACAACAAGAACAACAAACACAAGCATAAATGGCATATATAAACGACTACGCATATTACGAAAATTCAGGAACAGCGCCAACGGATTCTAATTGGGGTTCGTATCAGTATGTTTCATTGGCAGATATAGTTAACAATTTTATGTTAATGTACCAAGGGAATCATGAATTAATAAACAATATTGAAAGATATCAGATATTATTTCATGCAAAAAGGGGTGTTCAAGAATTAAATTATGATGCCATGAAGGAGGTGAAAATTCTTCAATTAGACATCACTCAGCAATTACGATTTGTATTACCTCAAGATTATGTAAATTGGGTTAGAATTTCTGAATTTAGAAATGGAGGTTTACATCCTTTATCTGAAAACATTCAAACAAATTGGTCTTCTGCTTATTTGCAAGACAATAATTCTAATATTTTATTTGATCAAAATGGAAATGTTTTAAGACCACAAGATTCTGAATTAGATTCATCAAGGATTTTAGGTGGTAACAAAAGCATATATTTAAATCAAGGTAGTGCATATAACGGATCTGAGGGTTATTGTTGTGATGGTAATTGGTATTTTGATTATGCTATAGGCTCAAGATTTGGATTAAACACTGAAACTGCAAACTCAAATCCTACGTTTACGATAGATAAACAATCTGGAGTAATTAATTTTAGTAACATGTCAGGGGCTGCTTCGGTAGTTTTAGAGTATGTGTCAGACGGAATGAAAAACGGTGTTGATACTGAGGTGCAAGTAAATAAATTATTTGAAGAATATATTTATGCTTATATTAAATACTCTATTTTAAATGGTAGATTAGGTGTACAAGAATACATTGTAAATAGAGCAAGAAAAGACAAATCTTCTTTACTACGAAATGCAAAAATAAGATTAAGTAATATACATCCTGGAAGACTTCTAATGAACTTAAGAGGCCAGAATAAAATTATAAAATAATATGCCAATAGTTACAACAAATTTTATTGCAGGTAGAATGAATAAAGCTGTGGATGAAAGACTTCTTCCTCCAGGTGAATATGTTGATGCTCAAAATGTCCGTTTAGGTTCTACAGAGTCTACTGAAATCGGAGCTGTAGAGAACTCAAAAGGAAACGAGCAGCTAACTACTATTCAATACGATGGTGAGCCTTTAAGTGCAGCCGCTGTATGTATAGGGGCGTATCAAGATGGTGTTAGAGAAGTTATTTACTGGTTTATTCATGACGGTTCAAATCTTCAAGCTCCTGGTGGAGTTGTTGATTTAGTGGTGTCATATAATACAACTGATGAAATAGTTAATTATCATGTCATTACAGTAGGACTTTTAAATTTTGATTCTGCATTTTTAATAACAGGAGTTGATTTAATTGAAAATTTATTATTTTGGACAGATGACAAAAACCCTCCTCGAACAATAAATATAGATAGAAATTATCCAGCACCAATTTCAAATGTAGATCAAATTATAGAAGAAGATATATCTGTAGTGGTTAAGCCACCTGGTTTTGAAAACATTGTAGGGGGAAATATTCCTTTACCAGCACCAACATTAAGTTTTTTAAATATCGCTGGAAATCAAAACTATATTGAAAATAGATTTTTGTGTTTTGCGTATCGATATAGGTATGAAGATGGGCAGTATAGTGCAACGTCTTTATTCTCGAATCCAGGTTTTGTTCCTCGTCCATTTCAATTTAGTACAAAGAACTATTGTAATGACGGAATGTTAAATCTGTATAACGGAATTGAAATTCAATTTTCTACAGGAAGCTCAAGAGTTAAAGAAGTTGATTTGTTATTTAAAGATACTAATTCAACAACACTTAATGTAATAGAAAGATTTAAAAAAGAAGATTTTGGTTGGGCTAATAATACAACTAAATCATTCACTTTTACTAACAATAAAATATACACTGTATTAGGTAATGACGAATTACTTAGACAGTTTGATAATGTACCAAGATTAGCAAAAGCTCAAACAATACAAGGCAATCGTTTAATGTATGGTAATTATGTAGATGGTTATAATATTTCAAGACCTGATGCAGATGGAAACAAAATTGCTATTGACTTTAACACAAGTTTAATTAGTACTATTTTAGGAGAAGCTCAATTGCCATTAGCTCTTTTAAATAGTGGACTAACATACACGTTAGACCCAAACCCTGGACAAAGTGAAATAATTGATAACTCAAAAGCTACAGTTGATTTTACTTTAATTGCTGACAAATTAAAAACTAATGCTTTAATAGGATTTACATTTAGTTTTGAAAGCGATAAAAGAGTTTTTTTTCCAAATGATACTACTGCTGCTACTGCAAATATTAATTTTAAAAATCAGTCATTTTCTCTTTCTGTAAATATAACATTAGACCAAGACTATTCAAGTCCGTATGATTTTTTTAATAGTCCTTTGTTTGCAGAACGTATTGGAACTATTCTTGGAACTAATTTTCAACCCCTTGCCACAGCAGATCAAGGAAACTCATTAACAGATTTTTTTAATAATGAACTTTCTTCTCCAGCTATAGGAGCATTTCCTTTTGTTAAATTTAATAGTAGTATTTCAGATGCTTCATTACAACAAGGATTTAATATTTCAAATTTTTCGCCAGGATCAAACACTTGTGATATTCAGACTATTGCAATGGCATTTCAAAGTATTGATACATCAGTTCCTGCAAGTCCTGTAACAACTACTTTATATGAATATTTTAGATTTATATCTGTACAAGCTGGTTTTACAACAGACTTAGATACAGGAAGTTTACATAGTGATCGTGATTTTGAAACAGGTATTGTATACAGCGATGAATATGGTAGGTCTTCTACGGTTTTAGTTTCTGAATATAATACTGTTTATGTAGAACCTGGGGATAGTGTTACCGCAAATAGCATACAAGTTGCGGTATCATCCAGAGCGCCTTATTGGGCAGAGAGATATAAGTTTGTTGTTAAGCCAAGTAAAGCAGGTTATGAAACTATTTTTTCTAATTTTTACTACATTAGACCAAGTGATAATATGGTTTTCTTTAAGCTTGAAGGAGATAACGCAAACAAAGTTCAAAAAGGACAAACTCTTGCGGTAAAGGCAGATGTAAGTGGACCGCTATCAAGAGTTGAAACATGTGAGATTTTAGAAATAAGTGCAGAGGCAACAAACTTTTTAGGTGATGATAATGAATTAGGTGAAGATTCAAGCCAATTAAAAGGTTTGTATATGCAAATTAAAAATCAAAATTTTGATATTGTTATACCAGAAGATTCTATTATAGAATTTGGAAACATAAAAATAAGAGACGCTGGTCGTGGTGGTAATAGTTGCAATTTTAGAAAAAGACTTGCATACAAATGTTTTACTACAAATCCTACCACAAATGTGACTACAAATTATGATGTACCAGGTGGTACTGTTATAAGAATAAAAGTTAGAATGCTTCGTAATGGTACTTTTAGTGGAAACGAATGTGAAAAAAGATTATGGGAGTGGGAACAGGAATATGTATCATCTAAAGATTACCTTGACATGAGAAGGTGGTGGATTGGAGATAATATAAATCCAGGCCTTGCACAACCAGGAAATGTTGATGGAGATACAGCAGGGTTATTTGATGGCAATTTGGCAGTACCTAATCCTGGTAATGCTGGTATAGCAGCTAATATGGCTTGTACTCGTGACGCAGTAACCTTTCAGTGGATACAAGCTGCTGCTCAAAGTGCAAATGACCCTTTGCATTTAGGAGTATCTTCTGGAGTGCCTGGATGTGATAGATTTATAAACCCTGATAGAACAGCTGATTTAGATGTTGAGTTAATAGTTTTTAGAGCAAATACTTTACTGGTATTTGAAACAGAACCGAATGATGCTAATGCAGAATTGTATTACGATGCATCACAATCTTTTTCTATATCGCAACCAGATGGTTTTCATATGTCTGGAGTTAATACTGTTTTAGGAGATCAAAATCAAACCGCTTCTCAAGACGCTGTAGTTAATTTAGATTTTAGAGACTGTTTTTCATTTGGTAATGGAGTAGAAAGTTTTAAAATAAAAGATCAATTAGCAGGAAGATCATTTCAGTTAGGTCAAAGAGTATTAGCTGTTTCTAATCAAGACTTTAAAGAAGCTGATAGATTTGAAGGAATTACTTATAGTGGTATTTTTAGCAGTAATAGTGGAGTAAACAATTTAAATGAATTTAATTTAGGTTTAGCAAACTTCAAAGATTGTGAAACTTCTTTTGGACCAATACAAAAAATGCATCCAAGAGAAACAGATATTTTAGTTTTACAAGAAGACAGAATTACTTATGTATTATCAAGTAAAAATTTAATTAGTGATAGTACTGGTGGTGGTGTTATTGCATCAGTTCCTGAAATTTTAGGAACTCAAATTGCTCGTATTGAAGAGTATGGTATTAGTTATAATCCTGAAAGCTTTGTAGCTCATGGATATGATATGTTTTTTACTGATGTAAAAAGAGGTGCTGTATTAAAGTTAAGAGGTACAAGTAGAAATAATGATTCTTTAGAAGTAATATCTGCATTTGGAATGCGTTCTTGGTTTAGAGATGAATTTTATACTTCTATTCAAACACAAAAATTAGGAGGATTTGATCCTTACATGGATGAATATGTTTTAGCAATGAATTGCGATAAAATACCTTTACCTCCAGAAATTTCTGAATGCGGTTATAATTTACAAAGAAAGGGATTATTAGCTGGAGCATCAAACGCTATTGTTAGTGTTATAAATTATGGTGCATTAATTGGAACAGCTAATTTTGATTATAATATTTCAACTGGATCAATAACTATTTCTGTGTTATGGAATGGTGTTACAACAACAAGTGCTACCTTAACTGGATCTGGAACATTTAGTTTTAATAAAACTTTAAATAGTCCTTCTAATGCAACAGTAACATTTACTGCAATTACACAAGCATCTTTTGTAGTAACAGCTGAATGTGTTAGTCCTACTGAAATAACAGTTGTAAAAATTGTTATGAATTCGCCAGAACAAAGTGGAGAATTTATTCATGTAGAGTATGTGTGGAAAGATGGTGTTAATCTTAGTCCAATAGATTCAGATTTAGCAGAGTTCGGTTCAAGTAATTTAATAGCTTCAAGCTATGATGCTCAAACAGGAATAAGGTCTTTGGGAGTTTTTCCTTATGATGGTGTAAATTTAACATTGCGTTCTAATAAAATAAATTTTGATACTTATGATTGGGCATTTCCTAATGATAATTTTAAATTTTTATCAAGCAATACTTTGTATGCAAACAATAAAACTGACATAGCAACATTATTAGCGGCTGCAACTACAATTCCAAATGCATCTGTAATAAGTCCGTCAACTGGATTATATCAAGCTACTATAAATCCTTTATCTTTACCAGTAGCTAATCAGTATTTATATTTAATATATGATTATAGATTAATTAGTTGTCAAGAGTTTTGTTATGACGTAAGTTCTTCTGCATCTGCTTGTTGTGATTGTGCATTTACATACACATCATATTCAAGTAGTACTATATTTTCCACAGAAGGAAATGTTTGTAATCAATTATTAAATCAAACATATTTTCACTCAGGAAGTAGTGCGTTACCAGAAATTGGAGATTTTGTATATTCAGCATCAGATGGAGCTATTGGAAGTAATCTAACATCAGGATTGTATAAAATAAGTGCAACAAATTATATAACAGTAAATCAATTTGGCTTAGTTACTGCGGTAACTACATGCCCATAAACACATTAATAAATGGCAGCATTAGTAACATATTGTTTTGATGGATTAAATTTTTCGCAAGCGTCTACTTTGTATACAGACTCAACACTAACTACACCTTCGCCAGATGGTTTTTATTCTCAATCAAACATTGTAAGACAACAAGTAAATGGTGTTTTATTAAATGCTCAACCATGTGGTACATGTTCAGTTGCGTGTGGTACAGGTGTTGAGGCGTCTTTTAGTGGCAATGGTTTATTTAATGCAACTATAGATGTGGGTAGTGGTTTAGGTGCAATAGTTTTATACTTTTATATGGGTAGTTCAGTCCCTGATGGTGTATTAGGAACATACAATAGTAATACATACAATAGACTTACTTGTGAAGGAAACCATAATACGTTTACAATAGTTAATGGTGCTAACACTCAAGTTGACTATGCTGGAATTTTAAACCAAGGTACTGGAAGAATTACATATGTTGGAAATAGTAACGCCAGTTTATTAAGCGATTCTCCTTACGATAATACGCCATCTGGATCTTGTAGTTCAGGTGACAAGCCTCAAAATTATACATATACTGGAGCTTCATATGTTGCTCAAGGTACTTTTGAAACAGTGACTGTGGCTTCAAATGAAATTGGAGTTAATCCAACTGGAAGTAGAATATTTACTATGATAATTCCTAAAACTTCGGCAGCTCCATCAACAATTAATTTATTGATTGGCGCTCCTATGTGTGGTACTGTTTTTAATTGGGAAGTAGATTGTCCTGCAGCTTTACCAAGTTTTACAGCATCAGGCATACAATCAACATTAGCTTGTGCTTTTGCAACTACAACATATTATTTTGCACGAAATGCAACAGGAACATCATCTCCTTTTACTGTAGATACAAACACGACTCCAAATGTAGGTAATTTTGTTTTTACAGATAGAAATGGATCAACGTATTTAAATGATACATCTTTATTGAAGTATATCATAATAGCAAACACTACTGCAATTGGTGTACGAAATGGAGTTGTAGTTTCATCTGCCGCTTGTACTGGAGGAGCAACTCGGACACAGTTCTTTGCAACAGGAGGAAGTTCTGCTGGACAAGGTACTGAGTGTAGTGTAACTGTATCAGGTCTTTTATATCATGATGGTAGTGGAACTCTACCTCAAGTTGGAGATAAAATTTATAACGGTCCTACAGGACCTTCATTTCCTTTCTGGAGTAACTTTAAAGGTTTTGCAGTCTCTGACGCTGGAGGTGGAGCAGAGGCAACAGGAACCATAGGAAACAACGGAATTATTACACAAATATTTGTATGCCCATAATAATAAATAAAAAAATATGTCTTTAAATTGCGAATCATATACATTATCATACAGCGAATCATCTAAAGGATGGCCATCTTTTTACTCATTTGTTCCAGAATTTATGATAGGAATGAACAGTTATTTTTATAGTTTTAAAGGTGGCAATATGTTTAGGCATAACACAGGAGTTGCACGTAATACATATTATGGTCAGTTTTCTAATTCCACTATTACAAGTGTATTTAATCCAGAACCTACTTTAAGTATTAAATTATTCAAAACACTTTCTTATGAATCCAATACGACTATATCAGATTCTAATGCAGCTCGATGGGAGTGTACACGATTACTTACTGACTTAAATGACGGTAGTCCAGGATCAATGCTGGAAACTTACTTTGAAGAAAAAGAAGGAGAGTGGTTTAGTTACCTTAGAACAAATGCTGGGACAGTAAACTGGAAACAGCGTTCTGCTAATGGTGTAGGTGTCTCTACAAGTGTAAGTGGACCTGCCACTACAACTGTAATTACTTTCGCAACACCTATTGGTTCATTGCTAAACATTGGAGATATAGCATATGCAGCAACTTTAAGCAATGGAGTTGCGACTACAGAGCCTATTTTAGCAGGGGTGATTTTAGCCAAAACATCTACAAGTATTACTGTTAATGTTAATTTAGCAGATCCTAAAGCATCTGTTCCAACAGTAGGACAGTTTGTTATGTTTATAAAAAATGCGGTTGCAGAGTCTCATGGAGCGAGAGGATATTACTTAGAATTTAAGTTAGAAAACGACTCTACAAACCCAGTTGAATTGTTTTCTGTAGGAAGTAGTGTGATGAAAAGTTATCCATAGAAATTTGTTATCTTTGTTATTAAATTATATTTAATGGAATTTAATATACGCAAACTTAACGAAGGTGATTGGGATACATTAGTGTCTTGGTGGGATGAATGGCCAGATTGGCAAAATCCTCCTAAAGACTTTTTACCAGACAATGGCACAGGCGGTTTGATGGTAGAAAAAGATAATGTTCCTATTGTAGCAGGGTTTATGTATTTTACAAATTCTATGGGAGTTTTATTAGAATGGATTGTTTCTCATCCTTCTTATAGAGATGATGACAGACAGGATGCTATTGAGTTTTTAATTTTAACATGTGAGAAATACATAAAAGCTAATGGTAAAAAATATATATTTAGTATTGGACGAAATCAACAATTAATTGATACTCATAAAAAAATGGGATACCACGTAGATACAAAAGTATCTCATGAAATAATAAAAAAAATATAATATGGCGGTATTTACAGCAGTAGCAGCAGGTGTAGGATTAGCAATTTCAGCAACATCAGCTGGAATGAGTTTTGCTCAAGCAGCAAAGCAAAAAAAAATAGCATCAAAAGCTAATGAAGCTACTGATAAATTAATGAAGGAGGCTGAAAGAAAAGCTGAAGTTGAGTTTATGCAAAAACTTAATGTTCCTTTAGATGCTTATGATAGACAAGAAGAGCGTAACATACAAAGTCAAGTACAAAATATTGAGATGTTACAAGGAGGTGACCCTCGTAATGTATTAGCTGGTGTAGGAACTGTTGGAGCGCAAGCAACTGTATCAGCTGAAGATAATCGTATTGCTAAAGGAAGAGAATTATTTGATTTACAAAAAATGCAAGTTCAAGAGCAATCAGATATTAATCAAGACCTTAAAGCTATGAAGGTTGGTGCAGCTGCCGATCAAAGTATGAGATCAAGAGATGCTCAAGAAGCGTCAGCAGCAGCTATGCAGCAAGGTGTTGCATCAGTTGGTCAAGTTGTTCAAGGAGCTGCAAGCTTAGTACCTTTATTTGGTAAAAGCGGAGCAGATAGAGCAGCCTCTAAAATGGCTGATGGTTTAGATTACTCTAATTTATCTACAACATCAGTAAATCAACCAGGTACAACAGCTGAAGGGCAAAAACAATATGCAGATTACGTAGCAACTGGAGATATGGATAATGCAGCATTATTTGCTCCAACTACAACTCAGCCTTTAGGTAGAAATCAAGTTATATCAAGATTGCAAGATGGAAGGTTTACGGATGCTCAACTAAAAGCATATAGAAAGACTGGCGTATATGATCAATCTTTTTATGATATTTTAAATAGATAAACAACATGGCAGAAGAAACTTCAAGACCTTCAGGGGCTAATAAATATTCAGTTTACGCACAAAGAAGTGTAGACAGCACGCAGGTTAATTGGAATGAAATATCAGGACAATTAGTTAAAGGATTAGATGCCATACGTGCTGATAGAGAAGCAAAAAAAGCTGCTATTGAAAAAGCTACTCAAGAGTCTATTGAACAACTTAGCCAAGTTCCAGAAACTGGTACACAAGACGCAGCTTCTTTATTAATAAACGGTTCAGCTATGTCTGTTGAAGCTATAAGAACACAGAATAATTTATTAAAGCGTGGTTTAATTAGTCCTAAAGATAATATGCTTTTTATGCAACAGCAGAAAACTGGATATAAAAGTCTAAGCACAGCTGTAAAAGGCTGGGATTCTTGGGCTGTTGAAGCTCGAACCAGACTTGAAGATCCAAATATATCGTCAGGTAATTTAGAGACTTTTACTAATTTACAGACAGAAGCTTTAGGTAATTTAAAAAACAAAAAACTATGGACCAACCCTGCTAATGGTAAAATGCAGTTAGTGACAATGGGGCAAAACACAGAGACTGGAATATATGATGTAATGCCAGATTACAAAACTCAAAAACAAGACTACCAAGATCCAAATAACATCATGGATTTCATGAAGTATAAAAATGCTGGTGTTGATGTTAATGAGTTGGCAAAAAAACAAACAGCTAATATTGCTTCGATTATAACTTCTGAACGTAAAAGATTAACTGCTCTTGGTGGTGGTGGTAACATTACGACTTTTGAGGATTTTAGGCAATTAGGAGAATTTGGTGAAGATGAGAATGGGGAAACCATTACTTACGACATGTGGAAGACAGATCAAATAAATGCCATGGTTGGTGCTGAATCAGATACATCTAATCTAAGTGCGGCAGAGATATTGACAACTGGTAATGGTTATTACTTTGCTCAGACAGAGAGTCAATTTAAAAAAGATCATCCAGGTATAGATACAAAATTTATGATTAAAGTTGACATGAGTTCAGGTCAACCGATTCCTGAAATGAATGCAGCTCAAATGAAACAAGCACGTACGATTGCAGACAGAGCTGTTGAATCTCAAGTTGATCACATTGTAAAAATGACTCAAGGAGCAACACCACAACAAAAAAAAGACCCAAGTACTGCTGCTTTAGCCGCAGAAAAAGAAGACAAGAAGCTTATTGCGTTTATGGATGGTGTTAATACATTGGTTTCAGATGACGCAAGTAAATTTGATGCAGAGGCTAATGATCGTATTGTTGCATTAAATAAAGACCAAACAGATCCAGCAAAACGAATTGATAATATTATAAGAGATGGTGATGAAATTCTTATAACTTACCAAGATGGTAGAGTTGAGCCAATAAATAGACTTGATGATAGTGGTGTTCCTAAACCTGCAAGAGTAATCTCTCAAGAGCTATGGAGATACGTCACTGATCAAGATGATGACTCATTTAAATATGCGGCTGATATGTACGACAAAGAGCCAGGTGGAGGATTTAGAAGTACTACAAGGGAGTCTACAGATGAAGAAGACAGAAGCTTTATTGCTAATGAAAGAGCTGTAAAAGCAGTAGGTAAACCTCCTGAATCTAAAGATTTCCTCAATAGTCGTAATGTTTTAAATGAAGAAATTTTTAAAAGAGAAACAAAAGCATATGCTTTAAAATTAAAAGCTGAAATTGAATCACAAGGTGAAAATGTAACTGATACTGAATTAAAAGCTATGGAAAGAGAAATTCTTAATGGTGGTGATGCAAGTAAATATGCCTCATTAGCTCCTTATCCAGCAGTGTCATCATCTTCTCAACAAAGTATGATAATGGGTGAAGGAAAATCTGCAACTATGGTTTCACCAACTGTATATCTGGAAGATAAAATAGGTACATTAGGAAAAGGTGATTCGGAAAACGTAGTACAAACTGCTTTTTCTGAAGTTTTTACAAATTTCTTACCTAAAGGATTTAAAAATGGTGCTACATTAAGATGGGATGACGGAGAGAATCAAGTAATTATAACTTATAAAGATAAAAACGATAACGAGGTTCAGTTACCAGTAATTCAAATGAGTGAGACCCCTTTTAATAGAACTGGATCGGCAGAAGCAACTAAAATGCTACGTGAGGCAGCTGTTAAGGTTACGAATAACGAAAACGAAATTCGTCAGAATAGAAATAGAAAAGGAACAAGAAAAACCAGAAGAAAATTTAATTAATGGATAAGTTTACAGAGTTATACAATTATTTAAAGGAACAAGGGTTAACAGATTTATCTTCTGAACAGTTTAAGGTTGAGTATGCGGCAGGAACTGCTAAAAATACTGAGCTGTATTCTTATTTAAGAGATGAAAAGTTAACAGATTTAGATGCGGAAAAATTTAATGTTGAATATTTTACTGCATTAGAAAAAAAAAATCCAATCGAAACTTCTCCTTCAAATGGGGAGGTGGTTATTACGGATTCTACTACCGAAACTCCAGAGGTCGTAGATACTTCTGTGGTTTCTACCACAGTTGAAACACCTTTAGATTCTAATGTTGTAGTCGATGATACTCAATCAGAGACCATGGTTACCGAGTACCCTGCTTACGATCCTCGTGAGCAAGGTAAAGACATTAATGCTAACACAATTACTTACGATTCAACAGACTCACAGTTTGATAAATCTTTGGCTTTTGTAACTAAAGACATGGTTGATAGAGAAGAGTCTGAAGTGGTTAACAGAATGAAATATCATTTTGAAGATTACGGATTTGATTTTGAGCAAGGTGGTAGTATGTTTGATGGGCTTGATGGTATGACTGTTACATCTAAAGATGATCCCAGTCAAAGCATTAACATTAATCTTGATCCTGTTTCTGGAGATGTATTTGGTGGTGAGTCAGGACCTGCACAAGAACTTAAAGAATTCTTAAAAGCCAATAGAAGGACTGACAATAAAATGGCAGAACTAACTACTGGATATGATAGAAATAGAAAAAAATAC